TACGGAAAGCTATTAAAAGTGGATTTCCACGATTCCGCCTGTGACAGCCACCTCGGGACCAACGAGCAGGTTGACGGTCCCGTCCGGCGCGATCGATACTTGGACTGACCGCTGCAGATATGACGGGTGAATGAATGGAATCGCCACTGTCGTCCCAGACGATAGTATGGCTCTGCCATTCAAAGCCTTAATCGCATTCGGATTGGGTATTTTCCCGATTGGATAGATTCCTCCGTTGCCATTGCTTTTCCCAAACGGCAGGGTTACGGAAAGCTAGAAATCATGGGATTGGGAAACAAAGCGTGCCGACGCAATCCTGATTGCTGCCAACGTTTCCCATGTTCGCCACTCGGATAGTTCCATCAGCTCTGGCCGTGAGGCTTCGCGCCGTTTGCCCATTTGATACAAGGCAGACAGTCGACAAGTCAACGATGGGACGATACCAGGACGCGAGCTTTACCGGACATTCAACAGCATCCCAACTGCCCGAACCGATTTTCCCACTGAACTTGATCAAAATCATCCTGCCGTTACGCATGATGATCCAATTGGAATCCTGGTACAGGGTTACGGAAAGCTATTGCAGTGCCATCCAACAGCCGTGCGCCGTGGAGTAGGCGAATTTCGGGTCGCCAAGCATCTCCACCTTCCCGCTACGCGCAACAAGCAGGCTGAAACCGCAGGACGGGAACGATATGATGCTCATGTCGGCGAGCGGACGGAACGCTTCAGGGATGGTCTCATTCGCCGTCGAGTAGTTCTGCTGTCCACTGCCGTTGAACTTGACGTTGCCGTTGATCGTGACGACGCGTCCGACGCGACACAGAGTGAGGCTGTCGGATGTATATGGCGGTTTCCATTGCTGGGTTACGGAATCCCATAGTTGGCTCATCGGAGGCAACTGCTTGACAAGCATGACAGGAGTTCCAGCGGTGATGCCACTAATTGGAATGCGGGCGATCGGAATCCATACGGTGCCGGAATTGTTCAGGATACTACCCGACGGTACCGTGGGGTCAGCCGCCGTGCCACTGGTGGCGGTGCCCTTCAGCACCGCGAGCGCGATCGTTTCGATGTTTTTCGAGTCTCGCGTGTATTTCACGCAGATTAGGTCGTTGCGGTTCCGTCCTGTGACTCCGCTTTCGATGGTGACGGTTTCCGCCGCGGTGACGCGTGCGTATCGTCCTTCGATCACAAGGTTGAGGACCGGGATGAGCGCCTTGTTTGCTGACTGCATGGTCACGGCGGGGAATTTGCCGTCGCCGCCTTGCAGCAGGTAGTTGCCGTTTCCGACCAGTCCGGCCTGCATGGCTCCTTGGTCGCTGGATGTGATGTGCGGAGCGCCGGCCTTGCCGGTGATGAGATTCATGGTCATGGTCATTCCTTCCTATCTGTTGTGTTGTTGAGGTATGCGGCGTAGGCGGCGTCCTGCGTGGCTGCCAGCGCTTTGAACGTCTGCCAGCATGCGGTACAGACGAGCGCGCCCTGTGCGACTCCGTCGACGGTGGTGTGGGTGATGTCGTGCCAGTCGCTGGAGGTGCGTGGGTCACCGTCGGCGAGGTATGCGGAGGCGTGGCATCGGTCGCAGGTGTATCTGGTGATGTTCGTGGTTCGTGCCATTGATGTTCCTCTCTCTTTCAGGCTGTGCGCTGGTAGATGTGTCCCGGAAGCGTCGTGCCGCATTCCTTCCAAGTGCCTCCGTAGGTTGTTCCCGGATTGGCCGCAGAAGTGGTCCAGTAAAGGGAGCCCACGGGGTGGGCGGCGATGAATGCCTGGCTCACGCTCATGCCGTTGTCTCCCTTGTCACCCTTCGGCCCTTTGTACACGACGTAGCTACCGACGCCTTTGACAGTCACATCGCTACCGTTGATGGCGGTGACCTGCCAGAACCCAAGTTCAAGACCAGTTGTGCGTTGATATTGGTCAAAAATGGTGTCTCCGACCTGCAGGTTTCCATTTGGCTGAATACCAGATAGGGCAATTTTTACCACTTCTCCGCCCGCACCCGAACCGCCGATGTCGCCATTGAATTTCCGTAGGCTCAGTCCTCGTGGCCCAGTGGCTCCCGTTGGACCCTTCGCCCCGGTGGCGCCGGTCGCTCCGGTGGCCCCGGTCGGGCCTTGCGGTCCTTGCACTCCCTGCTTGCCTTGCGGTCCGGTATCGCCCTTGGGGCCTTTGACATTGCCGAGCAGAATCTTCGTCATGCGTGCTCCTTATTTTCCGTCGTTGATCGTGTAGTACAGGTCGCCCGTCGTCGGATCGTAGGAGACGGGAGCTTCTGACACGGTGGCCGTGTCCGCGTATACGGCGTACAGGTCCCCGTTCGAATCGACCTGGAGCGTGAAGAATCCTGATGCGGGGGCCGTCACGCCGCTGGCGCCCTGCGGGCCGGACGGCCCCTGTGGACCCTGCAGTCCCTGAACGCCCTGCGCTCCTTGCTTGCCTTGCGGGCCGGTGGCCCCGGTAGCTCCAGTAGAACCGGTGGGGCCAATGGGACCGGTAGGACCAGTAGGCCCGGTGGGACCTGCTGGCCCGGCCGGCCCGATATCCCCTTTGTCTCCCTTGTCACCCTTCAGACCTTCAGGGCCTTGCGGACCAGTAGGCCCGGCGGCTCCAGTGGCTCCTTTGGGGCCTTGCGCACCGATGATGGATTGACGGGAAATCGTCTTTCCCGTGAATAGGCTGCCGGACTGTGAAACGCACTGCCAGACGATGCTGTATTTTCCGCCACCTGACAATGCGGTCGAATATTCGTTGGCGAGTGGTGTTCGGTTCAACCATTCGCTCACGTTCCCCGTGAAAGTGGATCCCACCGGATATTCGCCGACGAGGGATTTCTTCATCACGAGCGCCGGAAGGCCGACGTCGCCTTTAGCTCCCTGAACGCCCTGCGCTCCTTGCTTGCCTTGCGGGCCGGTGGCCCCGGTATCGCCCTTGTCGCCTTTGGGGCCTTTGATGTTGCCGATCAATAGTCGCGCCATGTGTCACCTTTCCGGGATGTCCACGTACAGGTTCCCGCTCTCGGAGTCCCAGACGAACGAGGGTGGGTTCGTGTTGTCCGGATAGTTCACGTACAGGTCGCCGTCGCCTTCCATGCTGAGCGTGAAGAAGCCGTTCGAGGGGGCGGATACGCCGCTGTCGCCCTTGTCACCCTTCTCCCCTTGCGGGCCCTGGATGCCTTGGGAACCTTGGATGCCTTGTCTGCCCTGGGGGCCGGTCGCTCCCTGTGGACCCGTGGGACCCTGCGGACCTGTGGAACCCGTCGGGCCTTGCGGTCCCGCCGCGCCGATCGCGCCGGCATCACCCTTATCGCCTTTCTCGCCGCGTATCCCCTGCAGTCCCTGCGGGCCTTCGGGACCGGCGACGCCTTGCGGCCCTCGCTCCCCGGTCGCTCCTTTCTCTCCCCGAGGACCGGTGGGTCCGGTCGCTCCGGTGGCCCCCTGTGGTCCTGTGTCGCCCTTGTCGCCCTTCTCCCCTTGCGGACCCTGGTCGCCTTTCGGAAGCCCCAAATTCAAGGTTTTGTCGCTGCCGGCGCCCGTGAGCGACGCGCTTGCCTGTGCGCCGGGGGCGAGCGTGTCCACCGAACCGATTTTCAGGCCGGTGATGTAGTCGCCTTTCGGCTGTTTACCCGACAATGCGTTGTTGAGCGAGTCGATGTCGTTTCTGGTCACGTCGGCGCTGAACGTCCAGGCGTCGAGTTTGAGGCCGGCTCCAGCGTAGTAGGCGTGGCCACCATCCCCGATGGAGGATTCTCCGCTGTTGCCGCCGGCGCTGGCACCTCCGGATTCGTAGGTGACGGTGAGCACGCCTCCCGAAACCTTGACGATCTTCTTGGAGATCTCGGCAGTGACGACGAGGCCCGTGTTGTTGTCACGGCCCGTGACCAGGTCGCCGACGTCCGCGTCGGTGCCGTCGGGAATGTCCACGTCGATGGTGCTGGTGTTCCGAAGTTCCTGGAATTTCTGCCTGCCCTTGTCCTCGAGCTCGTCGGCTTCGGCGTTGGACAACTCGTATGTGGCGGTGCGTTCGTCAAGGCCTTTGAGGGTCTGCGTGTGGCTGAACGTGCCGTTCGCGTCGGCGTACCAGTGGATGACGGTACGGTCCTTGAGTTCGCCCTTGCCCAGGCAGATGAGATGGTTGATCGGGTGCGCCGCCTGTTTGGCGGTGAAGTCGATGAGGTCCGAGTCGATGCTGTCGCCGATCGTGCGGACGGGCATGGCGCTCATGGATACCTTGTCGCCGTCATTACGCAACCGGAGTTTGAGTCCGCTTGCCCTGAGCATCTTGACCAGACCGCTGTACAGGTCCACGTACCGGTCGAACTGGCAGGTGGTCTTGTGGTCGGCGCTTTCGTCGGTGACGGTGAACAGGCCTTGCAATCCCGCACGGCTGACGAGCGTGCGCATGATGACGGGAATCGTGCCAGACAGGGTGAGGTAATCGTTGTTCCTGTCCGGTTCGATGATCTTCGAGGCGAGCACTCCATGCCAGTCGCGGCCATGCCATGTGACGGTGGACAGGCCTCCGTCCACGTCGACATCCGTGTCGTCGATGATGCCGCCGTACTCGGTGCCGTCGATCATGATGCGGCTCCCCGCCTTGAGCGCGGCGTCTTCGACCTGCAGGTCGAAGTCGTTCTCCCCGCTACCGAACGCGAGGTCGAGCGTGTATGAGGCGTGGCTCGCCACGGGTTTGCCTGTGGCGTCGGTGACGATCAGGTCCATGGCGGTTCGCTCCTTTCCTCGCAGACCGTCAAGTCGAATTGGAATCCTCCCGGCCAGCTGATCGGCTGTGTTCCGGGCGCGAGCGGTTGGAACACGTACCGGCCGGAATCCTTGCCCGACCCTCGCACGGCCTGCGCGAAGCAGTTTGTGGCGAGACCTGTGCCGCTGACCATGGTGACGGTCCTGACATCGCCGGTGCCGTCGATTTCCAGACGCGAGCCGGATGGCACGGTCACGTCGACCTCGTACCGGTTGTTTCCGATGATGACGTACGGTTGCGCGCATGGTCCGAATATCGTGAGCTTGACCGGCTGCGGGATGGACGTGTCGTTGACGATCTCGGCGCCCAATGCCATGCCGGCGAAATCATGCGGATAATCATATGGATAGTCAAGGTCGGCGGTTCCGGAATCGTATCGCGGCGTGAAATGCGTCATGGTCGGACGGCGCCACACGCCATCGGCCAGCACGATGGTCAACTGCGTCTCGACCATCGTGGGCGTGATGGATTGCGGTTCGCTTTTCGTGATCCACGCTTTGGCTTCCCATTCGCCGTCGGCCGCGAGCGTGCCCGGGTTCCCGGATGCCATGTCGGCGTCCGCGAGGCGGCGCAGTAGGTCGAGCGTGGCTGGAGAATCGTGGATCTTCACGGTGACTGTCGCCTCGCGCGCCTTGCGGGTGATGCCCGTCATGCCACGTGAGGCGAGGCTGTAGTCCCAGACGCGGCTCGCAGTCCCGTGAGCGTCTCGCCGTACAGCGGCCCCTCGAAGCCGATGCGCTCACCTGTGGCCGCGCACACGTATTCAAGCGATTGCACTTCTCACCTTCCTTGCGAAGTCGCGGTCCCCTATCGTCGGCGTACACCTGGCGATGATCGATCCGAGGTCGTCGTGCAGCGATTCGACGGCCGCGATGAGTTCCCGCAGATCGCCGTCGCCGGCATTGGCGCCGGTGCCGGCCGTGACGTTCAGCCTGCCGGTCTTCGACCAGTCCGCGTCGGAGAGGCTCATCGTGGAGACGAGCGAATCCATGGAACGGCTGACCACATGCGCGGAATCGTCGATGCCCAATGCCATGCCACGTCCGACCATCACGCCGACCTCGTCGCGGAACACACGCGACGGGGAATGGATGCCCAAAGCGTTCTTGGCCTTGTCCACCAAGCCCGACAACGCGTTGGTGATGCTGGAATACAACGAGCCGACCATTCCTGTGATGCCGTTGATCAATCCCTGGATGATGTTGCGTCCCGCGCTGACGAGCCAGCTTCCCGCGCCGGACACCGCGCTCCGGACGGTTCCGCCGATCCCGCTCACGACGCTCCCGACACGGCCAACCATGTTGCTTACGGTGCCGACGATGCCGCCCCAGACGCTCGACACAATGCTTCCGACGCCATTCCACAACGCGGCCCACACGCTTCGGATGGTCGAGCATGCGGCGGATACCACTCCGCTGACCATGCCGATGCCGGCGGAGACGACACCTTGGATGCCGCCCCACACTGCCGACGCGATGCCCTGGATGGCCGACCACGCGGCGCTCCAGTTCCCGTTGACGACCGCGAGCGCAGTTGGATGATGCCTTGGATGACGGCGAGTGCGGTGCTGATGATTGTGGTGATGATGGTCCATGCGCCTTGTACGACGGTGGATATGGTGTTCCATAGTCCGTTCCAGACCGTGCTGATGATGGTGGCGGCGGTTTGGAAGATGGTTTGGATGTTCTGTATTCCGGCTTGCAGGAGTGGTGTGATGGTGGTGATGAATGTTTGGATGCCGGTGATGATCGCGGTGAGTGCGGTCATGATGATGGGGCCGATTGCGTTCCAGACGTTTTGGAGGATGGTGGTGATGAGTGTCCATCCGGTTTGCCAGATTTGCTGGATTTGGCTCATGGTCTGGGTGATGAATGTTCCGATGGCTTGCAGTGCGGGTTGGCATGCTGTGCTGATCTGGTTCCAGATTCCCGTGAACCATGTAGCGAAGCTGTTCCAGAGCTGTTTGCCCGTTTCGGTTTGGGTGAAGAACCAGGTCAGTGCGGCCACGACCGCGGTGATGCCTGCGATGACGAGGACGAATGGGTTCGCGGCGAGGAGTCCTGTGAACAGTCCCCATGTGGTTCGCGCCGCGGTGGCGACTGTTCTGAACGTTCCGACGGCTGTCTGCACGATGCCGAAGTTGCCTGCGGTGGCTTTCAATGCCGGGCCGATGCCGCCGAGGTCGGTGGCAAGGTTGACGAATCCAGAGATGCCTTTTGCCGCTGTGGTGATTCCAGTGGCGCTTCTGCTGATGCCGTCCAATGCGGCTGGCAATGCTTTGAAGCCGGCGGATACCGCGCTGATGCCTTTGCTGGCAAGGATGAACGCGGCGATTCCCTTGGCCAGCGGGATGATGCTGTCCGCGTGGGCCGACACGTAGTCGAGAAGACCTGACACGGCATGCAGGAGCGTTTTGAATCCGTCAGCGATTGCGGGCAATTGTCCTTTCGCCTGATTGTAGAGTTCGGAGAGCGGTCCGGAGATGACGTTCCAGACGGCTCCGGCAGCTCCCGACAGGGATGAGCCGAGTTCCTTCAGATCGTCCTTGAGGGAAGCGAGATAGGAGGCGAACTGCTGGACGGTCTGGCTTTTGCCGAGCTTGTCGAAAAAGGCGGTGACCGTGGGGATGGCCTGTTCCAATCCCTTCTGCAATCCCGCGCCGACCTTCTCCAAAGTCGGGGACACCGCCGCGGTGAACGCGTCGATGAGTGGAATGGCCTGGTTGAACAGTCCGCGCAGTCCGTTGAGGACGGGCGTGGCTGCGGTCTCGCCGAGTCGGCTCAACGCGGCCTTCACGTTCGCCAGCGCGCCGGCGAACGTGGTTCCGGCGCTTTGTGCGGCACCGCCTAGGCCTTCCTGCATGGCGTCGGCGAAGGTTTGGAAGTCGATCTTGCCGTCCGAGACCATGTCGGACACTTCGGCGCTGGTCTTGTTCAGGTGCTTGCCGAGCATCTGGAGGACTGGGATGCCGCTCGACATGAGCTGGAGCATGTCGTCGCCCTGGAGTTTTCCTCGCGCGGCGACCGATCCGAAGATCGTGCCGATGTCGGTCAGGCTACGGCCGCTGATCTGCGCCGTGTCGGCGACGGTCTTGAGGACCTGTGTGAGCTCGCCGCCCTCCTTGACGCCGGAGGCGGACAGGCTGGCCGCGACGGTCGCGGCGTCGCCCAGTCCGAACGCGGTGCCTTTGACGGAGGCGAGCGCGTCGTTCATGATTTCGGTGACGCTTGCGCTGTCGTGGCCGAGGCCTTTGAGTTTGGCTTGCGCGTTCTCGATGTTGAGCGCTCGGGTGAAGCCGCCTTTGGCGGCCAGTGCGGTGATGCCTCCGGTGATGGTGGCGATCGCGCTGTGCCGACCTTGCCGATCTTGCCGAACGCGCCGCCGATCTTCGAGATGAGGGTGTTGGAGCCTTTCCTAGAGGCTTTGCTGACGGCGTCGCCGATGTCGCCTTCGATGCTTTTGCCGAATCCTTTGCCGGATGGTTCGACGTGGACGTATACGACGCCGATGTCCTGTGCTGCCATCGTGTTCCTTGCTGTTTGTCGGGATTCCGATGGCGGTCGGGATCAGAGGTCGTCGTTGATGTGGAAGTAGGCTTTGAGCCGTTCCCTGTCCTCGCGCTGTCGACGGGTGAGGCTGTGCGTCGGTGTCGGCTGGCGGAGGGGATCGTGCCCGTGGTCGAACCATGGTCGTTTCTTTTGCTCAGGAGCGGTCAGCCATGCGGCCTGTTCAGCTCCGTCGGGCACGTAGACGGCGTTCTGCAATGCCATCCACGAGTGGCTCGTGTGGTCTTTGAGAATCTCGCGGGTCAACGCCCAGGCGAGTCCCCAATCGACTCGTGGACGTTGGCCTTCAACCCATTCCTGGAAGCGTACGGGCCTGTATATCTGCCCGTACGCTCGGATCCAGTCGTAGGCTAGTGCCGCGCGGTGGTTGTTCCAGAGGTGGGCGAGGTAAACGCTTTTGGGTCCAGTCCGGATTCGTCGGCCCACGCCTTCACCGTGGCGGTGAGGTAGGCGATCGGACGTTCCGTCTTGCGCAGCACGTTCCAGAAGTTCGGCTTCATCGCCTGGAAGTACGCGAGGAACGCGGCCATGCACGCGCTGGTCTCCTCGTCGGAGAGCGTCGGCCTGCTCTTGACCAGGAGGATGGCCTGCACGAGTTCGATGGGCAGTTCCGCGTTGTTGAGGTTCGGCAGGTCGAGTTTCGCTCCGGCGACCTCGAGGTGCACGTCGGGCTTGAGCTCCTCCGCGTCGGTCAGGTCCACGTCCACGACATGGTAGGTGTTGTCGCTCATTTCGTCTCCGTTTCATGGTTATCGGCGGTTATGGGTAAGGTCCCGTGCGGTCGACCGCCATCGGCCGCACGGGAAGAATCAATGGGCTACTTGGCGGCTTCGGTGACGAGGCCCCATGCGTGGAACTGTTCGCCGTTGGTGCCCTTGAGCATCTTGAACGTCATGCTGAAGTTCATGATCTCGCTGGATTTCAGGCTCACGTCGTCACGGTCGCTCACCTTCGCGTTGGTGCCGTACAGGAGGAAGGGGCGGTCCTGCTGGTCGAGCGCGACCAATACGAGGATCCATTCCTTCTTCAGTCCGGCTCCCTTGATGCTGATGCCGCCGTCCGAATCGACGTCCACGTCGAAGTAGGCGGACACCACGTCCTTGCGGCCCTCCATGGCGGCGAGCTGGAGCGTCCAGTAGCGGATCCGTGTCGGACAGCACGATGTCGCCGTTGTGGGCCTTGTAGTCGGTGCTGTCGCCCGGCTCCGGATGCAGGACGGCGCCGTCCTCGGTGGAATAGCCGATCGGCTTCTTGCTTGCCGGCGGGGTCCAGGCCACTCCGGTCGGGGCAGTGAACGTGCTGTCGCCCTTGGGGAACAGGAACAGCGCGTAGTTCTTGATCAGACGCACGTTGCCTGCGGTGTTGCCGTTGGACACGTACCCGTAGTCGGTCGCGCCCTGCGCGGCGACGGTGGTTTTTTCGTTGTTGTCAGACATTCGTCTGCACCTTTCCGTTCTTCGCGTGTGGCGGCACGTTGTCTTTGGTTGTGTTTCAGTTGACGGTGACCTCGAGCAGGAGCACGCCATACGCGCACACCAGCCTCTTGTCCTCGTCAGTCATGCGTACCGGCCCGGATTCGAGTGACGCGTCGATGAGCGGCGCGACGGTTCCAAGCCCGATGATCTCCCTCGCGATGTCGGCCCACAGGCGTGCGGCCTTGTCCCAGTCGCCCGTATGGTCCTCTCTCATGCAGCGCACGCTCAGCCGCAGCCGCACGTACTGCGAGATTGGGGTGCTCATGCCTTGCATGGAGTCGGCCAGCGTGGCTTCGGTGAAGGGAGGTTCGAGGTCGCTTCGTTCGATGGTGTCGAACGTCACGTCCGGGAACAGTGTCCTCAGTTTGGACAGGAGCAGGGGTTCCGTGCGCCGGGGAGTGACCGGGATGCTCATACGCGCATCCTTCCGAGCGTGTCCTCTAGCGTGCCGTGCGCCTTCTCCACGGGTGCGGGGCAGATGATCGCCACGCCGCTGCGGTTCTTGCCGTCATGGTCGCGCACCATGCAGCGGCTGTCGGTGACGGCCTCGTTGGCGGCGTCGCGCATGCGGTCCCGCAGGGTCTCGTTCTTCAGCACCTGTTGGCTGAACGCCTTGCGGTTGAACACGAATCTGCATCGCTTGGCCATGTTTATCCTTTCCGCTCGCCCACGGTGAGCACGTCGCCGACGTGCCGTCCGTGGGTGTTGTTCCATACTTGCGGTTTTCCTTTGACGGGCAGGAGGATGCCTCTGACTTTGATCAGGTCGGTGGCCCGGATGCCTGTCGGTCGGCTGCCGCGGATGTGGATCGTGTATTCGATGGTCAGTGGATTGGCGTTCTCCTCGACCTGGTCAATGGTGGAGGTTGGGGCTACCATCGCCTGAAATGCGCCGACACGGACGGGTTCGCCTTGGATTGGATTGCCGTCCGTGTCGGTCGTGGGCTGGCCGCGCCATACTTCGATGGTTTCCATTAGGACACCTCACCTGTGGCCATGTCGACGCTGAACGCGCGTTGGGCGTTGATGCCGAGGATGCGTTTCTCGTCGCCGCGCAGCCACAGGTCGCCGGTTGGCGCTCCGAAACTGTATTGTTCGCTGAAGCTGCCGGTGGTCTGGTTCATCTGCGTGATGCCGCCGGGAATGCCGTACGGGTCGGCCTGCATGATTCTGCGGACGATGTCGCAGGTGATCTTCGTCAACAGTCGCGGCCGTTCGTCGAGGAGCCGCTGCCAGTTCGGGGAGCGTTCCTTGATGTAGTCGGTCACGTCCGCGAGATGCGTGTCGGCCTTCTCACGTTCCTCGTCGGTGAGTTTGTGCCACCTCTGTTCGAGGTCGACGGAGGTGGCGAACACGTCTGGTTCGTCCGTCATGGTCACTTCTTTTCCGGCAGCTTGATCATTCCAGAGGCCTCGAAGCCGGCGACAAGGTCGTTGAACTGTTTCGCCAGTGTGTTGAAGGCCGTGACGAGTTTGTCGTATTCGTCCTTGGTCGGAGCAGCTGCGGCTGCTTGGCGATATTGTCATCGATGTTCCCAAGCGTCTGTTCGGGTGCGAACCGCTTGACCGCGCCGAGGGTGTCCTCGCCGGCCGCCTGCAGCTCGTAAGCCCTGGAGCCTGCGGAGAAGTCGGTGCCGTCGGTGTTGACGAGTCGCACCTGCGCGTCCAGCGGACCGACAGTGTGCTTTTCCTCTCCTACAGGATTGACAACAAGCGTCTGGATGGGAAAACTCATAGTTCACCTCACTTGGTTTTGAGTACCGCGAATGCGTGCGGGTCGATGACGGCGAACGCGTACATCGCCTCGGTGCGGTATGCGATCTGGTTGTGCGCCTTCAGGTCCACGCCGGTCTGGTCCGGATCGCCGTAGGCGATGATCTCGCTGGTCAGGTCGCGGACCATGCCCCACTTGATGAGGCTGAAGTCTCCCATGAACGCGAGCACCTTCGTCGGGGTCGTGGCCAGTCGCCCGTTGACGGTGCCGGAGGTCGCGGCGGTGATGCCGTCCAAGCTGCCGGCCTGCAGGTTCAGCGGAATCTCCGGATAGAAGCGCATGCCGGTGGAGGGCACGCGCAGCTTGCGCAGACGGGACGCCCAAGTCTTGGACAATGCCACGCCGTTGATGTCGTAGGAGTCGTTCAGCGCGTCGGCCAAGGCATCCACGTTGCTGATGTCGTCATCGCCGGCGATCACCTGCACGGCGGACGTGCTCAACGGGTTGAATCCGGAAAGCACGGTGCCAGCCTTCGGGTTGATCGCATGGTAGATCACGTAGTCGAGCGCACGACCCAAAGCGGCTGCCTGATCCGCCTGGATGCTGCGGATGATCTGCAGCTGGTTGTCCTCGTCCGCCCACTGGAGTTCGCTCGTGACGCGGGTGGTAGTCTGCACCTTGAAGCGCTTCGCCACGACGGAATCCACGGTCTGCTCGTAGCTGCCCTTGACGGCGCCCTCGGCCACGACCTCGGCTTCGCTCTTGCCGTTGAACACGAGGTAGTCGGCGTCGGAGAAGATCTGCGGCGTGCTGGGGCTCAGGGACGCGATGGTGCTGGTGTCCTTGGCCTTGTTCACGATTTCGGTGGCCACGCTCACGGGGAGCTTGATCTGGTCTGTTTTCATCGCCATGATGGCTTGTCCTTTCAGTCGTTATCTGCCGAGGAGCTGATGGATGTACGAGAGCTCTTCGGCGTCCTTGTTGTTCTGGTGCGAAGGAGAGCCTGTCTGGTTCCTCACCTGCGGCGGCTTGGATGCCGGATGCAGTGCCGCTTGCAGGAGGTCCGCGTGCGCTTCGAGTTCCTCTTTGCTGCCGCCGCGGAGCAGTTCGGCCGGGACGCCCTTGTCTTTGGCGACTTCGGACACCCATTCGGCGTGCTGCTTCTCGGCAGCGGCATCGTCGATCTGCTTGCGCAATGCGGCGTTCGATTCCTTAAGCTTGTCGAGCTCGCTCTTGCCCGCGTTCTCCATCTCGTCGAGTCTCATGGCCTTGGATTTGAGCTCGTCGTAGTCCTTGTACTTGCCGCGCTCCTTGGCCAGTCTTCTCTCGACGATCTGGTCGACCTGCTCCTGGGTGAACGATTTCGGTTCGGGCTCGTTGCCTTCACCGGAACCGCCTTCGCCGGAACCGCCGTCGATGAGACGGACACGGGCCGGGAATCGGAATCTGTTGAACATGTCGTGCTCCTTCTTGCTGTTTCCCGTGGATTCGAGTTCGACCGCGCCACGGTGCGCTGTATGGTCCTCCCACGCGATGCGGCGCATGGTCGCCGCCGGCCGGAGGGCCGGTTGAGTGGTGGATGCGGGATTCGCACCCGCGTGGCAAAATGCGCCCGATTTACAGTCGGGTCCGTTCGTCTGCTCCGGCAATCCACCAAAAGGTGATAGAATGGATATGTAAGCGCCTTGTTACCGCCCTTTTTGGTAGTTTCAGCGGCGCTTACTTGATTCTCAGCAACTGTCCTTTTTTGTTCAGGATGTATACGATCCCATTCTTGAAACGATGACTTTTCATGATGTTTCCGATGAGTTCCTCATCGCTCATGTTGTCGTTTTCGGAATTGTCGATGATCAGCCGTCTGCAATCCGGCTTTTTTGACGCGCTGCCCATATATCCGTCGATAGTGCGGAATTTGTCTGCTGATTGAGGCGTCTTGAGCTCGATGCCGCCTTCCAAATCAGACAAGCCGATCAGGAGCATACGCCCAGTGTCTGGATCCTTCGCTTCACGATGGTCGATCTGAAAGGCCGGGACGATTCCATGTCTGCGCAGTCTCTGGGCCGTTCGTATCTCCTGCGGTCTTGCCTTCTCGGTTTCCTCACGCATCCCATCACTTGGGAAGCTGATCAGTGGCTCTGCGCCGCTGTGGAGCCATTCTCGGTCGCGCCAGCGCATCTCGGCGAGTATCTGGTTGCGTTTCCAGTTGCCGAACTTCTGGTCCGGCGAACTGCGGGTTCTCAGGTATTCGTCGTGGGTAAGACGATGCTCGATGGCCGTCTTGCATTGTTCCCAGCGTTCACTCATGCCGTCGGGGTCGAAGCCTTTGAGCTTCTGCCTTCCCCAGCTGCTGATGACATCACAGTGACAGTGGCCATTGTGGAAGGTGGGGCCGAAGTCGGCCGTCTCTTCACTGAGGTATTCGAAGCCACGGGTGGCGAGCATGACGCAGAACGCGCATGGATCGCTGCCTCGTGGCACGCGCGCCCATTTTGGTTTTGTGGGGTCGGCATGCATGTCACGCATGGTCATAAGCCTGGCGGATGTGCTGACCATGTCACCAATGAGCTGCTGCCAGTCATCGATGGTCTTCAACTCCGGCCACAGACTGTCCACGCTCAATCCGGCATTGCTGCGTCCGGCGACGAGGTCGGAGTAGTTGAGACCATTCCAGTCAGTTCCGGAGAAACCGCCGTTCATGCGGTAGAGGACTTCGCTTGGATCAAGCAAATCCGGGTGTTCGAACTCCGGCAGATCCACTCCTGACTGCTCGGCCCATATAGCGCGTAGCTGGCTGAAATAATCGTCAGCCAGCTGCGCGGACTGTCTCGAGTAGTCCTCGACCACATCGCGCATGAACAACGGGTTGGAGCGGTACTGCGCCTCGATAGCGTCAGCCGCTTCGTCTGCCAATGCATCAAGGTCGGCGACGTATCCCGCATAGGCTTGGTCAAGCAGCCGTTGAAGATCTCTCCTGTTCGTCTCCGGTATGTTCAGGCTGTTGAGTTCCATCCTGAACCTCCTCGCCGCCGGCCGATGCCAGGCGAGCCTTTAGCTGATCGATCTGTTCCTTAGCGCGCTGGCGTTGCTGGTCGGCGCGTAAGCGGGTGATTTCCTCACGGCTCAGGCCGAGTCGTTCGAGTCCGACGTCGGAGTCGGCGTAGCCGGTGACCTTGTCGGCGATCTTCGTGAACGCGTCGGCGCGCGCCGCGTCGGAGATCTCCTTCGTGGGGGCCCATACCGGGTGTACGTCGCGCATGGAGTCGGGTATCGAGTTCGTGCCTTCGCGCAGTGCCACGGCGATGCCCATGGCGCGTTTGAGTTCGCGTCCGAAGGCCACGTTCTGCTTGTCGGCGATGCGGGTCAGGCGTCGTTCCGCTGATGCCATCGCCTCGGCACTGGTCGGATTGTCCAGTGTGATGCCCAGGTAGTCGACCGGCACGCGGGTCTGCGAGGCGACGAGCATGGCCATGGTCTTGAGCATGTCCGAATGGGGTGCCATGGACGCCTGCTGCACCTGCTGTAGTTGGGGCAGGTTGCCGTCCTCGTCGGCGCTGATGGCGTTGATCGCTGGATGAGGCTCTTCCACGTGTTGCTGTTGAACGCGTCCTTGTTCGCGCCGATGAACCAGAGTTTGGGAACGGAGTAGAATTCGGCCGATGCCTCCATGCGGACCATGGTGCGGAATCCGGCGTCCACGAGGCTCATGAGCGAACGGCTGATGCGGCTGTGGCCGAACGGGCGGTCCATCTGCCTGTCGTAGGCGAGCGCGACGACCGTCGGCTGGTCGAAGTTCGTTTCGATTTTCTCCGCGCGCCATGGCAGTGGGCGCCCTGAGCATTCGTAGACCTTGCCGGGGAGCCATACGTTGAACGAGCAGATCCGTCCGTCCTTGTCATCCTCGGTGATGGTCAGCGCGGCGGCCAGGCGGTGGTTGCGCCTGTCCCAGATTCCCGCGGACCAGTCGGCGGAACGGGGGATCATGCTGATTCGTTCCGGATCCTCCGGGTCTGCGGCGATGGTCAGGAAGCTGCATGAGTGCTTGTATGAGGATACGATCAGTTCGGATGCGGTGACATCCAGCTGGTTGTCCTCGAACAGGTCGTTGATGCCCATCGTGTCGTCGCCGGAGATGCTGAATCCTTCCAGGTCGCTCAGGTCGCTCAATGATCGGACGGCGAGTTCGGGCCATCCGATCATTGCCTCGACCTTGTTTTTGATCTGGTCGGGTATGGAGATTCCGAAGTCCTTGAACCGTTCCTTGCAGTCGTAGTAGGCTCCGCGGATTAGGTTACGCGGGTATTTCTCTCGCCATACGCGCAGCAGTTCTTGGATGATGGGCATGTCCTCGTCTCGACGCCAAGAATGGTGCCGACGTTCCCGCTGGCGGTGTCTAGGTAGCTGCTGCCGGTGAATTTCGGTGCCGTGCTTACCGTGGTGCCGTCTGCCATGTAGAAGACCATCAGACCATCACCTCCTGTCGTCTTCCGGGATGCCGTTTCGTGGTGAACGCCCCGTAGAGCGCCAATGTGGTGGATACGAGCGGGGTTATGTCGATATCCGAGCCGAGCTTGTTCCATGCGATCGCGCCGGACTGTCCCAATGGACGCGTGGTAGCGCCCTTGACTGCTGCGGCCAGCTGCGCTGGTATTCGTCCCGCGGGTGCTTGAGCGTCCCGGCCTTGAGCATGTCGAGGAATCGGCCGCATGCGCGGCCCATCTCCTGCATATTCGTCACGGTGACCTTCACGTGTGCGGCCTTCAGGTCGGGCAGCAGGCTCATGGCCGGCGACTGCGCGTCGATGACCACACTTGCGGTCTTGTGCCAGCGTTCGGCGAGCCAGTCCACGGCCCACATGTTCCCGCCTGCCGCGCGTCCTTGATGTTCGCCATCTGGATGACGGCCGTTCCGTCCTTGTACCGCAATGCGGCGCCGATGGTCAGCACGCTCCTGTCGGGCGGCATGTCGATGCCGAAGCTCACCGTTCCTCCATCAGGCACGTCGTCGGTCTCGGCGGCCTTCCACAGGTCGGGCTGATAGCGTACGCGGTGGCGGTCTCATCCCAGATGCCGAGCGCCTCACGGCGGAACGAATCATCGGCAAGGAGATTGCGCATGCGCAGTATCGCCTGCTCGCTGGTACGTTTCGGATACGACGGGTTCGCTTTCGCCCACGCGTTCCGGTCGTCCGGATCGCAGTCTCGGTCCGCGCCGAGCTCCACGTAGAGCATGTCGTCCGACTTGCCGGACAACGCGGTGGAACGTTTCTCCTCGAACGCCTCGCACTGGTCGCCCGGCTTCGGTGGATTGCCCATGAACACGATCAACGGGTTCGGACTCGTATTCACGATCGGAATCAGGTTGTCCAAAGCCTTGATGGTGAGGATCTGAGCCTCGTCGAACACCTCGATGTCTGCGGAGTGCAGTCCTCGGCCGAAACCGTTCTCGCGGGCGCCGAACATGATGCGGCTGCCGTTGGCGAAACGAATCTCCTGCTGGCCGTTCGCTCGACGCACGTTCCGCACGTACCTGGACAGTTTCGGATTGCGTGTCAGGTCGCACATGTCGGCGAACGTCTCGTCGGAGGTGCGCGTGTGGTGCGCGGTCCAGATGACCAATGTCCCGGCGCGTCCGGCGCACAGGATGAACATCGCGGTGCCGACCGTGAACGTCTTGCCGATCTGCCTGCAGCTGGACAGTACCGCCCCACCGGAGCCACAGGCGTATTTGCCGTCCGCGCGTTTGGCGAACAGCAGGTAGAGGAAGCCCTTCTGCCACAGGTCGTAGTGGATTCCGGCCTTGGCCGCCGCGCTGTTGATCAGGTTGAAGTCGCTCGACGTGACGTCTTCCGGCTGCACGAGCCGTTGGGCGATCTCAGACAATCGACGCTCCGACATCCTCCGCCACCTCCGTCACGTCATCATTCGCATCGAACAGGCTGCCGGATTCCTCGGCCATGCGCATCCGTTCGTCGAATTCGGCGAGCTTGCTGCTGATCGACGGCAACGCGCTGGCCGGCGTCGAGGGGTCATGCAGAGCCTCACGCATCTGCCGACGATTTCGCGGAGCGTGTCCTCATGGGAGCCGTCCATCATCCGTTCGAAGTTCCGTCTGTCGAGTTCCCGCTCCGGTTTTCTCTTCGCCTCAACAGGTTTGCTCTTCCTCGCCTGAGCGGGATTGTTCTTTTTCCGACGATAATCCGCTTTCTGACGGCAGGATTTGGAACAGTACTTCTGAGGCCTCCCGTGGCCGGATGGCTGGAATTCCTTGCCGCAGAGTTCGCACTTCATCGGCGCTTCCCTCGCTTTCCGACCTTTCGTTGTTTTCCCTGTTTCCGACGTTTGCATTCCGGGAGGGATATCGGCACTGCACCCGAGGCTACCCCAAGGGGGTATGCAGGGTACCCCGCCTGGTATCGGGTCAGATGCCGAACGTTCTGAATGGCAGCGAGCTTGATTTGATGGTCTGCTTGCCGGCCAGCAGCGCTCGTGCATGTTCGTCTGTCTTGTCGCTCTTGAACCTGTTGCAGATGCGGTGCGTGAGCCTGCAGTTAGTGAAGCTGTATGGATCACCGCCGCGTGAGACTGGTATGAGTTCGTCTACTTCGGCGCTCATCGGATGTGGTGTCTTCAATGTCTTGTCGACCGGCTTGCCGCAGATGGCGCACACATCGTATGCGGCCAACACTCTTTGCCTGAGCATGCGCCGCCGGTATCCGTTGCTGACCCGCTCGTTGCGTCGCTTGCCCATGGTCATTCCTTCGTATGAAGTCCTAGCATGGCCAACCACATGTCGACCAGGGATCCCGTCATCTGCGAATATCCCCTCCCGAGGTTATTCATGGAGCGCCTTCGGCGGGAGTCGAACCCGCGCATACACGCGGCCGCAAGGAAGAGGATCCGAAGATCTGCGACCGGTGCGATCTGCCACTGATTCCTACGAAGGCATGGACAGGCGGTTTGAGCATCACCGCATCACATAAGCGCGGGATTGGCCTGCCTGCCGCTGTTGGTGTATGCCCACTCTGACGTGAGTGGGCGGAGCGTGTCCGATATGCCGTTCGGACAGGACGGTGTTACGTAGCCCAAGGAGTTAGGAGAATCCATGGCGGATATGAAAAGGGTCCAAACCAATTCACCTCGGTTTGAACCCTCTAATCCGCTGACAATTGTGCGTTGCACTTTCGATTTTGTCAAATCGAGTCGCGTCGCATGACCTGTCCATGCACGTCGGAAAGCCTGTACAACGGCTGCCCCTTCACGTTTTCACCAACCGGTTGGAGCCTGCCGCGCTTGCGCCATGAGCGAATCGTGTTCGCGTTGCACTGGAATCCGCATTCGCGCAGCAGTTCCGCGCACTCCCCCGCCGTGAACGCGCGTCCCGACCGGAGGCATTCCCTCAGGAACCCCAACCGCACATCCGCCACAAGGTAAGTGTTGCCGCACACGGGACATGCAACGCTTACCGCGCCGACCGCCGCTGTCAATTCGACTCCGCACAGCGGGTTCGGGCATCTGCCGATGCCATGTTTCGCAGGCGGCACGTCGATGATGTCCAGCGTCTTTCGAACCATCGACTCCCACTCATGGTAGAAGTCGGCGATGTCAGGCATGCGGCGCAGTCGAGGACTGCCGGCGCAGACACGCAGCATGTCCACCAGCGGCGGGTGCACGCCATAGGTCGCCCAAGGCATGGCGGGCGGAGCGTACAACCGGCGCCAGAGTGCGATTGCGGCATTCTCGATGGCCTGCATGTGGTCGAGCACCGGCAATCGGATTGGCGTCGGTGCGGCTGGAAGGTTGACGCGTCCAGGCTGGCGGCTCCGTAGTGCGCGGTCGAGTCCAGGAACTCGTGCAGCGCATCCAACCATGATGGATATTCCCGCAGCCAGCCACGCATCAGCCCGTCGCATCTCGCGCACATGGTGTCGCCGACAGCGCATCCCCCGCCGCAGACTAGGCACACGCCGGCGAGCGCTGGCTTGTTTTGGTTGGTTTGTGCTGGTTGTGTCTGGTTTGGTGTTGGTTGGGATTCGTTGTTTTGTTCGTTCATTTGTTCGATTCCCTCCGGAGTGGTAGTCTTCTGGTGGTGTCAGGAGCCCGGCCGGAAGGTCGGGTTTTTGTTATTCGCGGTGTTGTTGGATGATCGCTTTGATTTCCTCTTTGGGGACTTGTGGCATCAGTGGTGCCAATCTCATCGAGCTGTATCCGGCCTGATGCCATTTGATGATCATGTCCATGAGGGTTTTCTTCACTTTCATTTCGTTTCCTTCTTTGTTTTGGTTGTGAATGTGACCAGTCCGGTCTCGGCATGGAACACCTTGACCGGTTCGCCAGTCCTCAAGGACACGGTCTGCGCGTAGTCGCCAGCATCGTCGATGTTCTCGAACGTTCTGACGCCTTCTTGGGTGACGACGTTGTAGCTCATCTTGCCGGCTCCTTGTCCGCGCCGCTCACATGGCTCCAGTCGCATGACAGGCCGCCCTGCTTGTAGCCCGAGTAGACGACGCAGTCACTTTCCTCGTGTCGGTCAGGGTGATGACGCATTCACGGAATTCGTCGGCCCCGGCGGAGCACTGCGATTCGATGGACATGACCGCATGCGCCGGCGTGGAAGGCCCCGACGCGCTTCCGCATCCTGCGAGCGCCATGCATATGACGGTGATGGCGAGTGTGATGCGTGTTGTTTTTCTCATTTTGTTTCCTCCTAGTGTTTGCGCCATCCGCCGTTGGCGTATCGGTTCCATCCGCGGATCGCGGTTTTGATGCTGTCGTCCGGGGTGGTGATCCAGACGGCGTTCGGACATCCGCGGCATTTGGCGATCCAATGGAGACCGCTGTCATCACCATGCTCCCTTCAGAAGCTTGCGGTACCACTTGTAGTCGTTGATGTCGCGTCGTATGCAGTCGCGCACCCTGTGCGTGCCGGAATGCCCCTCGTACGGATCCTCGGGACAGTCCAGGAACGTGAGGTAGCGGCGGAGCGTGGTCAGATCGAACTTGCGGTAGGACAGCCACCTGTCCGGGGCCAGGTCGAGACGTTTGAGGAAGTCGATGTCGAAGTCCACGTTCGTACCGGCCGGAACCAGCGTGAAGCGTTGCGCGAGGGAGTCGAGATACTCCTCCACGGCATTCGCGACCGCTTCCACGCAGTCGTTCCTGTCGGAACCGTTCAGCAGTTCGAACAGGAGACCGTTGTCCGTGTGCATGGAGAACGCTATCGGGCTCATGTCCAACAGGTCGAGATCGTACGGTCTGATGATGCGGTGCAGGGATCCGAACGAATGTTCGCCCAGCACGTCGGTGCATTCCATGCCGACCTCCAACGGCAGGCTGTCATTCCTGTCCGTGCCGGTCGTTTCGAAGTCGAGCCAAAGCAGCGCCTCCGGCTTCCCATTCCGGTCTTTGTCCTGTTTCCTCATGATTCTTCCTTCCAAGTGCTTTGCCATTCGATGATCTCGATTTGCGTGAGCCGTTGCGCCGTGCCATCAGACAGCAGCCACCACCAGTCGCCGTTCCAATCGCGTATCGGCACGCTGAGCGGACCACGCCAGCTCGGGATGATGTAGCCGAACCGTTCCGCCTCGGCCGGATGCGCGTGCGCCCAACCATGACAGCCGGTCGTGCCGGAACCGCACAGTTCGACGATGTTGCACGGCAGGTCACGCACGGTCGGGTCGGCCCGACGGCGCAACTGCCTGTGGTGGCCGCTCCTGCCCGGCCAGACGGTCGGGTCGTGCAGGTTGCGTCCGCAACGCATGCAATGCCAGCCCTGGCGTGCGAGCGCGATGCGTTTTGATTCCTGGAATTGCCGGTCGCTCATCGTCGCTCCCTTCCGAGCTGGTCGAGCAGGTTGATGCATGTCGAGCAGTCGCGTTTGATATTGCGGATGCGGTCAAGGTCCATATCGGCGAGCGCTGGGCCTTTGAGCGCGTCGAGTTCCAATCGGTCGGCGGCTTGGATGGCCGAGGTGAGGATGCCGGCCATGTGTGCGATGGTCATGGCGTTCATGCCGCCGCCTCCTGTTCGAACAATTGTTCGGCCAATACGTCGCCGGGCACGTTCGCGAGCTGACGGCGCAGCATGTCCGGGTCCACGCCCTGGTTGAGCAGGTCCGCGACCTTGCATGCGAGCTCCATGTACGTGTCCGTGCCTTCGCAGGCTATCGGGCCGAGTACGCGTTTGACCTCTTCGCTGCCCCACGTGAACCGTCGGCGAGCGTTGGAATCTTTTAGCGTGGCGAATCCGCGTTCCTTGCCTTTGACGAGCCAGTTGCGGTATTTCGCGTTCCAGTCGGCCGAGCGGGCTCCCGAGTCGAGGGCCCTGTCACGGAATTTTTCGGCTTCGATGTCGCAGTCGATGCCTAGCCGGTCGGCGAGCGCCCGGTGTTCCTCAGAGGGTTTCCAGTCGGCTGGTATTGGGATTTGTTTTCTCGCGCGCGCGTTACTCTCTATAGTCTTTATTGTTTCTATAGATTTAGTAGTATTGTCTGCACGCTGTGTGCACCCCTGATTCATGCCAGATTCATGCCAGCTGCACCCCTGATTCATGCCTGTTTTTTGGGGTGCATTTCGTTCACCCCTGTTTTTTGGTTTGATTTCTTGGGGTGCATTTCGTTCACCCCTCTGTTTTGGCAGGTGCATGTCATACACCTTCGGTCGACGGTTTGGCGCGATATCGTCGACGATGCGCTGGTTGCCGTATCTCAGGAAGCCCTTCTCGCGCAGGGAACGGAGCTTGTTGTGCACAGTTCGTTCTGACATATGCAGCTGCGATGCGATGGTTTTCGCGCTCTTCGCGAAGCCCTTGCCGTCATCGCCGGTCCAGTCGGCCACCATCATCAGAAGACGAAGCTCATAAGGGTCGAGCCCGTACTCGTGATACAGCAGTTTCCGAACATTCTCCATGCTCATGATTCATCCTTAGAAATCCGGTTCGGATTCCGGCTTGCCGAAATCACCGAACGATGACGACGAACCCGAAGCCGAACCCCACGGGTCGGACGGCGGCAACGGCGCTCCGGAAGCGGCGGCCCCGCCCGTATAGCCGGCCGGAGCGGAAGACGGATTCCCGTACGCGCCCGCCGTACCCCGCTGCGCCTTGGCCACCTGCGCCGTCGCATACCGCAAGGAAGGGCCGATCTCATCCACCTGCAATTCCACGGAAGAACGCTTCTGATGCTGCTCGTCCTCCCACGAATGCTGCGTCAGCCTGCCCTGCGCGATCACACGCATGCCCTTCGCGAGACTATTGGCGCAATGCTCCGCGAGATCACCCCACGCGCTGCAGCGCAGGAACAACGCGTCACCGTCGACCCACTGCTGCGACTGCCGGTCGAACGTGCGCGGAGTGGACGCGATCGTGAAACCAGCCACGCTCCTGCCGTTCTTCGTCGACCTCAATTCCGGATCCGCGGTCAGATTGCCCGCCACCGCGATGATCGTCTCACCAGCCATCAGAACCTACCTTTCACGGCGAGAGTCTTGATGATGCGGATGGTCTCGCCACCATCCCTGGTCTTCACCATGTGCGTCAGCTGCGCGGCCGCTCCCCGATGGAAAGCGTCACCAGGCATCACCTCCAACACCGGCATGGCGACCTCGGACACGAACCGGCCCACCAGTTCGTCGAAACGCACGCCCAACGATTCGAGGATCACCAGCTCCTTCCACGCCTCGCCTCCATCGCCCGACGGCACGCCTCCGCCACGGCCCTGTCGCCACACGTCATTCTCTTCTCGTCGACGTCCTTGACCGGAGAGTTCGGACTGAAATGCCAATGCGGCAGAATCTCCTTCATCGGTTCCTCCCTTGACCTTGATTGATTGATATGAGATTGATTGATATGAGCCGGACCGCTGGGCACCATGACAGCAGATAATCGCGCCCATCGTTCCCACACCCCTCAAAAAAGCTGAACGAAGCGGGGATGCGGGCGGCGTTGACGGTCCGGCCAAGCGCCGGCGGCGGGATTCGAACCCGCAGCGGACGGCGTGACGGCGGAAGACGTGAGAGCGAATGCGTGAAATGCAATGTGAGATGAAAGGACACACGCCTCCGCCATCCGTCCGCGTCCTTGTACGCCGGCGGATACGGTCAGACGTCGTCCTCCACGTCATCGCGCGAAGCGAACCTGACCGTCAGCCACAGGGCCGTGGCCAGATACACGCCCTCCACCACAAGCGCGCCCGTCAGACCGCCGCCATGCCAGGTGAGCATGAGCGTCACGCTCACGACCAGGCCGACCACGGCGGCCGCGAACTTCACACGACGCAGCGTGTAGTTCGGCCTCCCCTTTTCGGACCTGCCTCGATGCGATAATCGTTGTCGGTCATTTGTTTTCCTCCAGTTCCCTGAGGATGCGATTGCATTCGCGTCGCATGAATTGGACGTCAATCTTCGTGAATGTGAAATCGGTGCGCCCGGCCGTAGTGAAGAAGCTGACTTCGATTTCGGCGTGGTGGTCGCTGGTCTCGTTCTGGTGTTTGCGGACGCGCATCTGCAGCGCGCCGTTCGCGAACATGCTCATCTGGTTCCTCCTATCATGGTTGTGAGCGTTCGTACGACTTCTTTGCCTTGCTCCGCGGTGAATTCCGCGAGCGTTATCTCCTGGATGCCGTCAATGAGGCTGGCGGATCCGTCCTCGCCGAAATGGATGTATAAGCCGCTCGTCGTGAGCAGAACATTGCGTGGTTCGCGGCGTCCCGACTGTGGTGGCGCCGGCGGATCCAGCCTGGCCTCCTGTCTGATACTCATGTGTCACAGCTCCTTGTTGATCGTGTCGATGATGAGGTCCACGAGGCCGGCCACGTCGAGGTCGATGTAGCCGACGATGTAGCCGAGCGGACGGTTCGCGTAGCCCCCACCCCGTTCCTCGCCGACAGCGGCCTGCTGACGTCGCATGGTCGTCGAATTCGTCGAACACGGCCCTCACGCACGCCTTGCGAATGTCGTTCATGCTTACTCCTCCAACGATTTGACGTATCGGTCCATTTCCTCGCGTCTGATGTGACGGCGGGAAGGCGTTCCTCGTTTGCTTGGCGGGCGGAACGTGTCTATGTCGCCCTGGTTGACAGCCTGTCGGAGGCCGTCGTAGTCGATTCCGTACAGGCTCGCGGCCTGCGGGATGGTCCATGCGAGCCTGTCCTTCAACGGGATACGGCTCGCATCCTTGAGCTCGTTCTGCAAGACCATCACGCGCCTCCTTTGCGTGTGTGATGCCGGGCGGCGTTAGGAGGACCGCCCGGCCCTCTCCTAAAATCGGTGTCATCCCGCATTTCCGACGTGCGGGCCGAACAGTTAGGAGAAGAATCATGCTCACACAGCGACAGGCACTCGAAGAGGCGAGAGGAAACATCGCCTGCGGAACCAGCATCGCCGCGCGAATCAAGGAGACCTCGCAGAATCCCGAGATTCGGGAACTCGCGAAGGCTGTCTATTTCATCGGATTCGGCAGCCAGCAGATCGTCAACGCCTTCACCGACTCCGGCAGGATAAAGGATCTCTAGAAGGAAACGGCAGACGGCTTCCATCTGTCCAAGCACGGCGGCGGCAGCGGCGGCCTCCCTCAACTGCTCGAGGCCTCTGCCGCCGATCGACGACATGGCGAAGGTCGAATCAATGAGGTCGACGCTTGTCTTCGGCTGCGTCGCGGTGATGAGACGGTTCCTCAAATCATCGAACGCGGAGAGCATTGCCCTTTGCATGTTCTTGTCCATCACGCACCCGCTTCCAACGACGGCTGAGCGCGACCCCAATACCGGTCGATGAAATAGCGCTGCCCCTTGCCCGTGACCTTCGGAGTGCGGCTGACCGTGGTGTGCCCATCCGCATGGGTGACGGTGGTCTCCTTGATGCGGAACAGGCCGAGGTCCATCGCACGCTGTGTCGGCACGTTGCGATTCGAACCGGACTTGCCGAGATACCCGTCAGCCTGAAGAAGACGGAACAGTCTGTTCTGGCCGATGTCCATCCCGTTCTGCCGGAGCATCTTCGCGAGCTCGCCGACCAGGCACGTGCCGTCTGACGCGGCCACGGCGTCCGCGAACCGGCCTCGGCTCCAACATCTTGATCTGTGTGTCCTTGGCTTGAAGCTGCTGGTTCTTGCGCTCGATGGTCTTCTGCGCGACGAGCACGGCCCTGGCCATGATGTCCTCATCTGAATCCGACTCGGACGTCGGGATGTAGCCGCCGGTTTTGCGGATCTGGGGCAGCACCTCATGCGTCACCCACCGCTTGAACTCGTGAGCCTCGGGCTTGCGGGAACCGAGCACGAGAACATACAGTCCGGCTTCGTTGACGATATTGGTCTCGCCCTGACGCCCTAGATTGAACCTAGACCGTTCATCATCGTCAAGCCTTTTCAATGCATCGGATGGATTGCTGATTTCGAGGATGGCGCATACGTCCTTGGCGACGAACCAGGCTCCCCCGCCTTATCGGTCAAGGTGCGCAATGATGCGCCCCTGAAATCGAATCGTTGTATTTCGTTGTTCATGGTTTTTCTCTTTCGTATGAGCCCTTCCCCGCCGGTACGCTGGTAACTGCCAGGAAACCAATCCGCCGGTGGCGGGGAAAGGAAGAATGTATATGGCTGAACTTTTGAGGATCGGCAATAATGACGCCGATAGGTCCTTGTATGAGCAGTGGGCGTTGGCGGATGATCCGGCACAGGTCCTTGCAGATATGGCCGATGCCGCACGGAACCATCGCATCCTCAGGATTCATGCGAGCCGTACTGCTAACGGCCCCGTCGAGGACTTGTATGTGAATCCCGCGGAATGCTCGTGGTGGGATGTGGTTCATACGCGTCCTCAGAGGGTCGCGTCATACTAGGCTCGTTGCTTTCCGGCCGTGCGGTCTTCAGGGCCTGCGCGGCCGCTTCCGCGAGTTCGTACAGGTCGTGCGCATCACAGTGGAAGCTCAACCCGTACGATGCGCCGAGCTGAATGGTCAGCAGGAATCTGCCATCACCGAACGCGGGGTGACCTTGAATCGCGGGTGCCAATCCTCGGAACCGCCCAGCAGCATGTCCTGCGGATGATCGAACACCGGCGATTCCTCGCGGGCGGCCAGCTCCTCGCGGACAACCTCCCTTATCGCGCCCAGCAATGCCGGTTGCCTCTTCTTGAACTCCTCAACTGAAACCGGAACAATGGTCTTGGTCGCCGGCCAAGTCTTAATATCGTTGCTCATTTCGGATTCTCCTTAGAATCGTTTTCATTGGTGGTCACGCATTCCCATGACGCGATTCCTGTTGCGCCGTTAGCCGTTTCCATGTGAGAACACCTTCCTTTCGATTCATGCGTCGGCGAGTGCCGGTTGCTTTTCCGACGTGTTTCGTTTGAGGGCCTTCCTACCGAGTGGGAGAATGATCAGACCCACGCAAAGAAGGGAGGTGATAACATGCAACGCGATCCAGTGAATTCCGCTAATGACGCGAAGGCCTACGCACAATCCGGAAACATTCAGCAGGCCATCGTGTCGCTGGCCGATGCCGTGCAGGGCATCGCCGAATACCAGCGGTACATCCGGAACGACCAGTTGAAGATCAAACGTGCGCTGAACATCAGCTGACGTTCGGCCGTCCGCGTGAGAGAGTTCCAATTCCTCGCGGACGGCTTTCCTTATCGCGCCCAGCATCGCCGGGTGCAGGCGTTCGAACTCCTCAACGGAAATCGGGTTCGTGGATTCATCCGGTGTCTCGGCCGGAATGTTGATGCTCATTTCGGATTCTCCTTTCGATTCATGCTTCGGCGAGCGCCGATTGCTCAGCCTTCTGAAGGACTTCGCTTGGATTTCTCCCCAAGCTCAGCGCGATTGCAACGAACTCGGTTAGGTCGAGAGGACCACCGTTGAGCTTTGTGTTCATCGCCTGTCTGCTGATACCCATCTCAGATGCAAGTTGCTCCTGTGAGCGATCCGCATAACGAGCGAGTCTGCGAAGCTCATCTGCTGCGCTCGTGGCTATGTCCACCGGTTTTCTGTCTTTAAATGAGGTCATATCTGTTATTGTCCTCATTTGAGGTCACTTGTCAAGCTGAAGTTAACGGCGTGTCGCCAAATGAGGACAAATAGCATGTAGTTATGGCAAAGACACCAAGAGCATGGACGGAAATGGATCGCGCTTCCATGCAAATCATCAGAGAACTTCGTGACGAAGATCCACGCCACATGTCACTTCGAACCATGGAAAAAGAGACGGGCATCAGCCGTTCGAGGCTTGATGATCTTTTCCACGAACGAATGGGCTCTCCGTCGCTTCAAGAATTTGTCACGCTATGCATGCTGTTTCATCAACGAGCATCAGCATGCTTGGAAGAAGCCATGAAAAACACCGGGCAGAGCCACGGCGAAATCATCGAGGCCGCCCGCGCCTACAAGGCCCGCGAGCGCGAATCCCGGATCACCGATGATCTCATCGACCGTATCGCCGCGCACCCAGAAGACTATGACGTGGCCGCGAACAAGGATTCGAACGCACGCCTCGAAGCCGAGACGCCTGACGAGTGAGGGGAATGACAATGGGTTTCAGGGTCAATCGCAGGATCAGCCTGGGGAAGAACGTCCGGGTGAATATCGGTAAAAGAGGTGTCAGCACGTCCGTGAAGATGGGACCGGTCACAGTCAATTCGAGGGGACGCAAGACCGTGCATGTGGCAAAGGGCGTCTCATATACCATCAATCCGAAGACGAAAAGAAACACCGCTCCGCAGCGGAGGTCAACTGTCGAGAGCAATCAACAGGCGAGTTATGCTCCCTCATCTGCAGGCAGCACGCCACATCAGCCTCGCCCAAAGACTTTGAAGCAGCTCGAAATCCAGTACAAGGCGTATAATGTCCTTCTTTGGGTGATGTACGCGCTGACCGCGTTCACCATTCTCATGTGCTTCTTCGGACCAGTCATGCTCGTCTTCGCCATCCCGTTCACGCTGATGTCAATACGCTTCACCAAGCTCAAGGCGACGCTCAGGAAACAGCTAGAAGAGAGAAGATCCGACGACGCGTCGCCGGTTGCCGCAGATGCTGATGGAATCACGACAGACGAGTCGAGTTCCAAGAATACGGCGAACGAGAGGAGCATTTGACATGTCGAGGAAGAATAGGAAGCCGAGGTTCACTCTTTCGCAGGAGGAGGCCGAACGGCTTATCACGGCCGTCAAGAACGCCGTGGAGGATGTATTTCGAATGCCGGCGGCCGGCGAGCATAACGCGGAATTCCACGTGAGAGCCGATGACGGGGAGAAATTCACCATCGCCGTCTTCCAAGGAACCAAGAACGCAGCAAGGCATCAGATATCAGCCCGCATCACGAAACTGGGAATTCCGCTGATACGCCTATGCGTCAACAGCGGAACGCACAACAATCCCGACGGCACACGAATATCGGGTACTCACTGGCATGTATACAAGGAGGGAGACGATGATTTGGTGGCGTATCCGGCCAATCTCGAGTCCGATGGATTCGTGGACGCTACCATAGCCTTATTAGATAAGTTCAACGTGATCAAGAGACCAGTCTTCCAGGAGAGCCTGATATGAACAGCATCGAGAGCATCAAGCCCGACGAGCTCATCGAGGAGTATGGTGAATGGCTCAAGCACGAGTCCTCTGCCAAGGACCTCGGAGAGTGGAAGGAAATAACGCTCCCGATGTTCGACCACTCCAACGATGACCTGATCTTCTATGCCAAGACCGCCGGTGATCGCATCATGTTCACCGACGACGGGTACACACTCGAATCGTTCCGACAGAACGGCGTCACAATCACAGAGGCGAGGCGCGAGCGCATGGAACGCATCGCCCGCAAATACGGTGCAGGCATCAAGAACGACGAAATAGTGCTCGAATCGGATGGAAGACGCGGCGATGCCATGAACCGTTACGCGCAGGCCCTCATCGGCGTCGGGTCCATGATGGAGGCCGCGCAGCGGAGGGTTGCGGAATACTTCGCGGATGACGTAGCCACCGTGCTGGATGGATGTAACGTGTTCTATACGGCAAGCGTCGGCATCCGCGGGGTGTCGCGATACGAACACAGCTTCGACTTCATCTTCCAGCGCAGCGCAAACCATCCGACGAGGTTCTGCCAGGCTCCGAACAAGTTCGACAAGGACGCCGTAAGGAACATCATGTGGGGTTGGGAGGACACGCGCAAGGCCAAGGAACGCGCCGATGCGAAGCTCGTGGTCATCGGAGACGACCGCGAAGGCCCGCTGCAGGACGGGGCGTCCGAAGCGTTCGCAAACTGCGGAGTAAGCGTGATCCCGTATTCGCAGCTGGCAAAGAGGCCCCGCAGGAGCTCGCCGCATAGGTAATGAAAAGCAAGGGCCGCCGCAGCGACCCCGGAGACCCCTTCTACAACTTGGTAGATGAGCTGATTTGAGCATCACATACGACACTCCAACTGTCAAATAGAACTTGACAAACAGTGAAAAAGTACTTCTCGAAAAACAATACTTTCGGAAGAGAGGAATGTGGATAACAAGACCGTCGCGGACCTTCATCGGAGCGCGGAATCCATGGGACTGTCAATCGTATCGCGCGACTCCCACGCGACATATGCGGCCTGTACGACGACCGGCATAGGCTCATCCTGCTGGCCGACTGGCTCAACCAGCGCCAGCGCCGCTGCACATTGTGCCACGAGCTCATCCACGCCAGACACCATGACCCCGGCTGCGGTACACGATACGGGGCCAAATGCGAGCGCCGTTGCCGTAGGGAGACCGCGCTGGCGTTGATCAGTCCGGTGGATTACGGCATGGCCGAGGAGATTTATGAGGGCGCGGCGTGGCCGATGGCGGTCGAATTGGGTGTGACGGTGCAGGTGCTGATGGACTACCGGCAGCTGCTTCATGATTCCGGCGTGTGCATGCAATAGTTATACGCCTTTATACGTGCTTATAGAGCCTTATACCCCTTCGGATTCCTTATAAAAAATAACCCCGGCCACCCGCATACCGCGAGCGCCGGGGTGAAAAACATGTGGGAAGAAGCGCCATGAAAGTGACCATTGATGATCTGTGGCTCAAGAATGACGATGATGGCAATCCGCCGAGTCGCGCGGCCAAACGCTCTTTGGCTAACTCACGCGATCCGATGAAGGCCAATGTGCCTGAGAGGTGGCGTAAAAGCCGTTATGGAGTCGGGATGCGCTGGCGTTGTCATTGGACCATCGTCAAGGACGGTAGACGTGTGCAGAGGGCGAAGCAGTTCGCCAGGCTCGCCGAAGCGCAGGAATATGCCGCGGCCATGGAGGACGACATCCGGCGGGGACGCTACCGCGATCCTCGTCAGGAGCTCCGTGTCCTGGATGACGTGGCCGGCGAATGGCTCGCGTCGAAGGTCGATCTGAAACCCGGCACCGCAGGCCGGTATGCGAGGGAGCTGCGCCTGTACATCCTGCCCAAATGGGGTGGCATGACGTTGCGTGAGCTTCGCCCTGACATGCTGCAGGAGTGGGTCGGACAGCTCATGGACGGTGGTTATCCGGCCGCGTTGCCGGACGGACGTGATTCGAAGCCGCTGAGCGCGAGAAGCATCCGCAATATCATGAAAGTCGTCCTCAAGGGCATCTTTGACTACGCCGTCTCGAACGGGTGGATCGGTGAGAATCCTGTGGACAGGGTCACCGTGCCGAAGATCACCTCCGACGACGACATGGTGTTCCTCTCGGTCCGCGAGGTCGAGTTGCTCGCGGACGAGGCGGAGAAGATCGGGAAGCCGGTGGACGGTCTGCTGGTCAGATGGCAGGCCTATACGGGATGCCGCATAGGCGAATCGCTTGCCCTCAAGGTCGGTGACGTGGACGCGGCCAAGCGTCGCGCCAGGATAGGCCGCACATGGACTGACGACGGGCACGGCGGCAGCATGCTCGGCACCCCGAAGAACGGCAAGGCCCGCAACATCGCGATACCACGGTTCCTCATGCCGCAGATCAAGGCGCAGATGGATGGCATGGGTGATGACGACTGGCTGTTCCGTGCCACCCGTGGCGGGAACGTCTGGACGAACACGTGGCGGACAAGGATATGGAACAAGGCCGTCAAAGCGGCTGGCATGGAGGACGCGGGCGTGACCATACACAGTCTGCGCCACACATACGCGAGCTTCGCGATCGCCCAGGGCGCGGACGTGAAGACCCTGCAGATGCAGCTCGGCCACTCCTCTCCCAGCATCACATTGAACACCTACACGGCGCTCTGGCCGGAACGATTGGACGACGTGGCCGACGCGATCGGAGTCCTCCGCGAGCGCGAACTCGTGTGA